AAATGCAACAGGGATGTGGCTTCGGTGCAGGGCTTTTTGGTTCCGGTCTTCTCGGTGCTCCTGCAGGTGGCCTGTTTGGCCTTCAATCACAACAGCAGGCTTCTCGGCAACCGCCATTAACGGCGTTGTTGTCTGGCTTCGGCGAGGCACCGGCACAGGAATTTGCACAACGAGGATTTGCTGGCAGTTTGGAAACACAATTATTGGTTGCCAGCCACCGGGAGTCTGTAAGCAAGCGTCCCAAATCATGTCGCGATTACTCCGAGAACCTGACCAAACGAGAAGAAAAAGTGCCTTCCTTTGAGGATCGTATATGAACACTAAAGGCTTGAAATACGGCGACATAGCATCGACCTTCTCGCGCGACCTGCAAATGCGAATCGAGTCGATAATCAACGCCAAATCCAAGCGTCGGCGCCCCTACTATCTGTTGATTATGGTAAAAGAGGGTTACGGCGGGCCTTTGGCTTTAGGCAACAACAATGAACTGCTGCACGGCAGAGATTCCAAAAGGAAACGATCACGGGGTCCGACAAAGACCTGTGATTTCTCCGGTTTGAAAGTTGCTCATTGCGTGATTCAGGTTCTTGAACCGTGGCAGGTCCCGAACGTACCGTTAATATCTAATATCCTGATGAAAGTGGATAACATGACGGGTTTGGTGGAGAGATTGTATGCCTTGCCACCGGATCGCCCTGTTGTGGACCGGGGACCGAGCGTAGACAGTGAAACAGTGGCGCGTGATGCTAAAGGTATGCCGATAGTTTATGGAACGAATTGATGCCATTTACAGCCAAGGATGCTCTGAGACATACGAAAAAGGCGAACACCAAGGCCAAGCGTAAGAAGTGGGCCCGGATAGCTAACGGGATTTTGCGAGAATCACAAGACGAAGGCAAGGCGATAAGACTTGCGAATTTAGCGGTGAAAACATGAATCAAGACCAGGCATTAAGAGCAGCAGGTGATATTATTATCGAGGCGTTCCCGGATATGTACGGGTCTGTCACTTTTAATTTGCAAGGCCAGCGGAAAACGGTACACTCTAACGTCGTGAGCAAAATAGCCGTCCAAAGTAATAGCAAGCAAATTGATGTTGATATGAAAGAGAGCAAAAACTTTGAGTGATAACGGCGTAAGTAAAAAGCTATGCATCACCGCCGCGGGGATTGTGGCCGTAACTCAATTAGCCGAAGATGCATCGAACAAGTGGCCTTATGCCGTTGTAGTTTGTATAATGTGCGTGGTATTCAAGATTGTTCAAGGATGGATTGATAGTCGAAAGGGATAAAATGGCAAAAAACGAACTGAAAACTTGTGGCACTTGTGTCTTCGGAAAACCATTCAAGGAACGAATAATATGCAGGCGCTTCCCGCCTACTTGTGATGGAAGTGGAACAAAAACACATGACCAGCAACCTTTGATGTATGACTATGATTGGTGTGGAGAGCATAAACCCACTAAGCCCAAGACATAGGAGAAATACGACTCGGTACAAACTAAATAAGTAAGCGTACTCGAACTAATCGAACGCTCGTACTCCTCAACGTGAGGATGCGGGCGTTTTTTTTATTAACAGAAGCGGACAAACCGCAAAGCAGAAAGAGGTGTATTATGCCAGACCAAGACGTTAACACTGAGGCGGTCGTCACGCCCACAGGCGTAGTTGAGCAGCCCGCCACTGCTCCGGAGACCAGCGTAAGTCAGGTCGCTACTGACGATGGAGTACAGCAGACTGGGGACGTTACCCACGATACTGCCGCTGCTCCGGCGGAACAACAGGCAGAGCAGGGACCAGTGCCGTATGACAGGTTCAAAGAAGTCAATGATGCAAAAAACGAGTTGACTGACACAAATCAGCGACTTGAGGAGCATATACGACTTCTTGGTACCCAGCAACCGCAACGAGTAGACCAACCGCAAGGCCAACAACCGGAGAGTCTGACACTTCAGGTAATGAAGCAGGCCGGGATTGACCCCGACATCGCGACACCGATGGAAATGCTGCAAGTCTTCGACACGGTCTCTCAAATCAGGGCACAGCAAGCTACGACGCAGAATCAGGTGCAGCAATTTATTGCGGCGAATGCTGATTTTACTGACGTCGTTGGGACAACCGATGCACAAGGTCGTTTCACCGCCGCTCCGCCGTTGTTAAGAGCAATACAAAAAGACCCACAGTTAACCGCCGATTTGCAGGCAGCGGGCGTGGGCGCAAATCGCCTCGCTTACCGAATTGCCGTCACTGACGCTATTTATCAGCAAGAGTTAGCAGATAAGAACAAGCCCGCCCCACAAGTTACGGGCGAAACCGCAGAGCAGGCCATTAAGGCCGCCGCGAGTTTGACCTCTCTTTCCTCTGTTGGTACTTCCGGTGTCATCGATAAGAGCGCTCAGTTCGCAGCTATGACCGACGAGCAGATTAAAGCTCATGCTGAAGCTGTCATGCGGAAAGGCGGTGTGGCAATTGGCTAAAAAGAAAGGAGCCTTAAATGGCTGATAATTTGACAAGTACAGTCCAAGTCGATCCAGCGGTCGGTATCTTCTACGAAAGGACGCTGTTACAGCCGAATTTCCCGAAGTATATCTTCAACCGGTTCGCGCAGAAGTTTTCCATAAGCTCAAAGAGCGGGAAGACTATCAAGTGGCGCAGGTACTCGCGTTACAGTGCCGCAACCACTCCGTTGACCGAAGGAATTACACCCAACGGTCATAGACAGGCAAAGGTTGATCTGTTGGCTACAGCAAGCCAATACGGCGACTTTGCCATCATCACCGACGTCGTTGATCTGACGGTCGAGGATGCTAATATCACTATTGAGGTAAGTCTTCAAAATGACCAGCAGCTTAATACAAACGACGTCTTAACAAGAGACGTACTTGTAAATTCTGCTTCTTCGCTCACCTGTTCCAACGGCGACCCGACAGCGACCCTGTTGAACCGGATCGACATCGATACTGCTCGCGGTACACTTCGCGGCAACGATGCCGATGTCATTACCGGGCTGATTGCCGCCGGCACAGGTCAAGGCACTGGTCCTGTGCGACCTTCGTTTTTTGCTATGGCCCACACGGACCTCGAAGACGACCTCGAAGATGTCAGTGGTTTCAAAGAGGCTACGAATTACGCCGCCCAAAAGGGTGTCGATGTAGCCGAAAAAGGACAAACTGGCAATGTCCGATGGTTACTCACGACTCAAGGGGCCACGTCCGGCTCAGACTATCTCAACCCTGTCATCGCCCGCAATGCTTACGGCGTTGTGGATATCAGCGGCGGCAATATGAAAAGTATTGTCAAGGGTTTGGGTAGTGCCGGGTCGGCTGATCCTCTTGACCAGAGAACAACCGTCGGTTGGAAGATGTGGCAAGTCGCCCGCATCTTGAATGATGCTAACATTCTCGTGCTCATCTGCACTAATGGCTAAGAAAGGAGTCCATTATGAAGTTTAATTCAGGACAATTTGTTGCAGACGGCAACGCCGTTAATGTGGATGTCGGTTTTATTCCCGATTATGTGTTTGCGGTCGAAGGCTTAGAGGAGACAAATCCTCAGCTTCACCACTGGTTCAGGTCGGCAATCGACAGTGCTTCGGCAGAAGGTCAGTTTGGTCTTTTGCTTTCTGCTGGAACATTGAGTAAACACTCGGCGGCCGTCAATGGCTTTGCTTCGCTGGACACGACTGCGCTGAAAGTCTTGCTTCCGAATCCTGCCGGTGGGGCTGATTTGGCGGCCGACTTGCCGAACGCCTACACGGTTGCGCGTTCGACGGCAGCGACGGCAAGAACGGCGACTGCCCTTGGTACGGTATTGAAGCCATCGCTCAGCAATGTTGCCGCCAAATTCGGCCTTATTTATGAGTGCATCACTGCCGGGACGGGTTCAGCAGAACCGACGTGGCCGACTGTTGCGGGCGGAAGGGTTCTCGACAATGATGTTGAATACATCGCAAGAGAAGAAAAGAGCGAGAATCGTGGCGTCAAAGGTTTCACTCTCGGTGCAACCGGCCAGGACGATTCGGATGAATGGGCATGGTTCGCTTACGCCGCTGACAAAGTGAGTCCCGACCGGGACATGGCTAATTTTGACCAAGCTTAACTAACCGGGGGCCTTAGTGCCCCCACATTTTTGAAAGGATGACTTATGGATACTGCTACAGAAGCACCACAAGCTCCTGTTACGTTCATGCAACGTATCAAGGGCCTGTCAAGAAAACAGTTGGTAGAACTTGCAACAGAAGAATTTCAGCTAAATGTCGATAGTAAAATTACTGCGGATGTCCTTCGTGATACATTACGCAGATACCACGATCAGCGAGTACTATCGGCGATGGAACAGAATAACGCGGCGGCCCAGGTATTTCTCCTGAGAGACCCGGAAGAGAAATTGCTGAAAGTGATTTTCCAGCCGCTTGATTTTCCGAACAATCCGCTGAAATTCTCTCACGATGCCGGTTACGGCGTCACGGACCGCAAGAACCCCAAGCGGAACCCTAATGGTTTGGCGTCTATGCCTACGTTCTTTTTGATTCCCGGGCAATCCTATCAACTGCCGCTGTGCATTATCAACATTCTTAAAAAGTTGACGTACAGGGACAGCAGGCCGGAGTTTGACAGTGAAACGGGCATGATAAGCGGAAATATACCTATCATCAAACAACGGTTCTCGCTCACGCCGGACATAAGTGCGGAAACAATGAAAGGTCTGGCTACGCGGGAATTTACAAAATAGGAAAGGATCAGTTATGGTAATGAAACATGTACGAACCGGTGAAGTCGATACACCGGAAGAAGTTGCAAGAGAAATGAACAGAGTTATCGACAACGTAAATCAAAATGAGGCGAAAGTGTGTCAAATAGGCGACCGCAATTTGATACCAGCCGTCGGGGAAATTGTTGTGATTGTTGAAGATGCACAATTCTGCGGTGGAATTGTGACGAAATATCACGACGAGAAGTTATTTGAAGTTGTGTTTTTCGACGGCGATGACGGCTGTTATGGCATAGAGGATTTGGCCTGCAATGCCGGACAAGAGAAAGGAGCCAAAGATGCGTAAATTTATTATAGGGTTAATTTTGGTGCTGATGTTAATTGTTACGGGCATGGCAGACATAACAGTCACGGACATCAGGGAGCAAACAGTAAGACCGGAACGAGACCTCGCCATATTGCTGAGAAAGAAGTTTGCTCAACACAATACCGATGTGGCCAATATGGGACAGCAACTCGGAACCGGCAAGGTTTTCTATGTTGACAGTAATGTTACTACTGCCGGGACCGGAAATTCAGTTCGCGGTGCAGTCGCTACGCTCGATGAGGTTGTAGTGCTGTGCCAAGACAACAGAGGCGACATAGTCTATATCCTGCAAGGGCATACGGAAACCTTCACTGCCGCCGACTCTGCGGACCTTGACGTTATCGGTGTCACATATATAGGTTTAGGGACCGGGACCGACCGGCCAACCTTTACGTATGATACAGGCACGGCGGGCGAAATAGTAATTGCCGCCGCTAACGTAACTATCCGTAATCTGGTATTCGTTCCCGGTATTGCTAATGTTGTTCATGCTATCGAGGTAGAAGCTGACGGCGACGGGTCTATTATTGAGAACTGTGAATTCCAAAGCGGCACAACCGACGCTTTCGAGTTTGTCGATGCTATCGAGGTGACTGCTGCTGCTCACAACTTGATAATCCGGTTTAATAAGGCTGAAGAGACCACTGCTGGCGCAGCGAGGTGGCTTGATATTGAAGATGGTATTCTCGATAACCTGTTTGTCTATGGTAATAACATTTACGGGGATTATTCTGCAGGCGCTATTGCCGCCGGTAATGTAGTCCACACCTTGGGTTATTATGGGTACAACACGATTACCAACCTTAATGCTGCTGATTTTGCGTTTGAGTTTACAGGTAATGCAACAGGCGTGCTTGAGTTCAATACGATATTCGCTGCCGCCGAGGCAACTGCTATTGACCCAGGTTCAATGGCCTGTTTCGAGAATTATGTGACTACTACAACCGATGTGAGCGGTATGATTACGCCGATTCACGATGACGGCACTACTCAGTTGAACGCAACGACTGTAACTGCTATTTCGTCCGCTGTGGATGCTTTAGCCGGTATCGGCATGATAGGGATATGCGACGAAAATGTTACTGCTACAACAGTTGATTGTGCAGCTTTAGGCGGATTCGGCGACGATGCTTTTCTCGAAGGGTGGTCATTGATGTGCATCTTCGATACCGGTGGAACAGTCGGCACAGCGCCTTCCGGGCAAATCAGGGACATTACCGATTATGTCTCGACAGGCGGGACTTTCACGGTCGATACCGGTTTTACCGCTGCTCTGACTGCTGGCGACTTCGTTCTTTTGACGCCGACACATCTGATCCCGAAGGATTTTGGTCCTATTAGGCCCAAAACTATCTACTGTGATGATGGCGGGTCAGGTGGCGAAGCTACGAATTGGCAAAATGCGGTAACTACTTTTATTGCCGCCGAAGCACTTGCTAATGCGGGCGATACTATCTTAATCGGCGAGAATCACAACGAGAATTGGACGAACGCTGCCAATCCTGTTCTCAACGTAGCGGGCGTTTCTGTTATCGGTATGGGCAAAGGCGACAGTAGGCCTTTGTTTGATTACGACAGCAATACTACGGTAGTTCTTACGGTAGATGCTGCTGGTTGTACGCTCAAGAATCTTCGATTCAGGCCCGGCGTTACACTTATCGCCGTTGCTGTGAGAGTTGAAGATGAGGCACTTGGCCTTACGATTGACGGTTGTTCATTTGAAGAAGGCGAAGGGGCCGACGAGGAGTTTATCACTTGTATCAGTGTCGATGCGGCCGCCTCCGGCCTGACCGTCAAGAATTGTACCGCCGTTAATGCAAATGCGACGGCTGGCGATAGTGATACATGGCTCAACCTCGATGAGATTGCGGTCACCGATTGTTCTGTTATCGGCAATACAGTATTCGGCACGTTCGATGAGGCTTGTGTCTGGTGGGATTCTGCTGTGCCCATCAATTTGCTCGTAAAAGATAATGTCTTGAGCAACCTGACTTCCGGGCAGATGTGTATCGAAGGAACCGGGGCGGCAACCGGCATGTGTGTCGGTAATGCGATGTTCTCCGATACCCTCGGTGCTGTTCTCGACCCTGGTTCACTGAAGTGTGTCGAGAACTACGCAGTTACGGCCATTGACGAGTCTGCTGTATTAGTCCCCCGGCCCGATACGATAGCTGGTCAGCTCTACACCTCTATCATTACAACGACGAACATGAACGATACTGATTTGTTTGATGTCGATGGTGGCGATATTCTGATTACGAGTTTTGTAGGCGTAGTCTTGACAAACATCGTCAATGCAGCAGGTTCAGTCAAGATATTTGTTGATGTTGATAACAGTTTGGTTGATTACGACCTGTCAACAGCAGTGGATATGGATAATGACCAGGCAGGACAGCGAGTCGTATTCTCCGACGCTAACGCTTCTGCCTTGACGCCTCTTGCAACCAACGGGGGTACAATCCTGATGTCCGGCTGGTATTGTCTCGAAGGAATGATCGAGTTAGACAATACCGACGAAGATGCTACCGGTACAATGCGATGGTCGATGACTTGGATTCCGTATATTGATGGCGTCACGGTTACATCGCAATAATGTAATTGAGGGCCGACCGTCTTCGTATGCAGAGCAAATGATTAAGACGCTGCTGGTAAAGACGGTCAGCCCTTTGTTTTGAGGGCGACATGGCAAAGACCTGGACATTAGCTGAGATACGAACGAAATATCGGGCATTGATAGGCAGGCCGAATACGAGCCAACTCAGTGATGACGATGCCGACGATAATCTTAATGACTATTATCAGAACCAATTCCCGTTTGATGTCAATGCGCACTTTTTCAGGGCGTGGCTCACTCAGGCATTGAGTGCAACTGATAATGGTATTTACGACCTCGATGCCTCGGTGTTGGTTGTGCAGGAACCTGTCAAAGTAAACGGTGATGAACAAATCTTCACAATGGATCTCGAAAAGTTCTTTGAAGAATTTCCCGGCAACTTCACAGGTGCATTTGTCATCAACGATGCCGGGGTCGGTCTTGCAATAGGAATATCAAGCACAAGTGCAGTCAAAAACGGAAACGCGTTTTCCTATAATATCGGCGGCAATGCGTATCCCGAAACGGTGGATACTGAAACCGAATTATCCGGCGATACAATCCCGCAAAACAAATACGGGGCATGGCGTCTGGAAATAGACGTAGATGGTACTGTTTCAATACAAGAAGCGGCTGATAATGCAACCGGGTATGCAACTGTCGGACTTGCCGTTCAGGGACTGCCTGCAGAAAGCTCTACAAAGGCCGCTATGGGCTACGTGACGGCCTTAAACACAGCGGCGGGTGGTTTTGTGCCCGGAACGACATCATTGAGTGCCGGGACGGTTACAGCGACGTTTACAGATGGTTGGAACAGCAGGCGGGGCAGGCCGAGTTGGGTTTTATTCTTTGACCAGCAGTTATATGTAGAAAAGAAATCCGATGATGTCCGGGAACTGAAAGCGCCGTATCTGAGAAAACCAACAGAATTAACCGCCGATGACAGTACGCCCGAAGATGTTACATGGGGCGAAACGATAGCTTACGGAGCGGCGATATCATTTCTTATTGCCGACCAGGACACGGAGGGGGCACAAGAGATATTAGCCAAGTTCAGAGATTTGATTAACAAAATAAATGCTAAATTCTATCGGCAGGAACAAGTAACCAGAGTGCCACAGGCAACTTTTTAAGGAATTTAACATGGCATTTGATAAGGACACACCGGCGGCAAGTACGTCCTTGCGGAGTTCTAATCCTGAGATACTTGCAAATCAATCCCAGTTGCAGACAGCGATTAACAATGAACATATAT